TGAAGGTGAAAACGTCAAGAACCTGCCAAAAGGTTACTATCAAAACCTTATGATAGGGAAGCAAGCTGAGTGGATAAAAGTATATGTTCATGGCGGCTACGGCTTTACATCAGACGGCAAGCCTGTTTGGCCTGAGTATAATGATGATGTGCATTTCTGGGACGTAGATTATCAGCCGATTAAAAACAAAGTTATCCACATCGGACTCGACTTTGGGTTGACGCCAGCAGCGGCTATCGGGCAGTATGAGAACGGCGAACTAGTGATATTCGATGAGGTAGTAACCTTTAACATGGGCGCTACTAATTTCACTAAGCTTTTAAAAGAGAAAATGGCAACTAAGTATCCTGGGTTTGAGTTTGAGGTAACCGGCGACCCAGCCGGCGACCAGCGAGCACAAACTGACGAGCAAACGCCTTTTATGGTGCTAGCTGAGGGCGGGATAATTGCGTACCCCGCGTATACTAATGACTTCATAATCCGGAGAGATACGCTAGGCGAATTAATGTTGCGGCTAAGTATGACAGGCAAGCCTGCATTTAGGGTAACCCACGGCGCGCCAACTTTGCGGAAAGCGTTAGCCGGGGGTTATGCTTATAAAAGGGTGCAGGTAGCGGGCGCAGAGCAGTTTAGAGATGTGCCTAACAAAAACAAATTTAGCCATGTTGCGGATGCGGCTCAGTACCTTGGGCTTGGCTGCACAGGCGGCGAGGTGATATTCGCCAAAAGCAAAACAGTTATCAAACAACCACAGACAGGCATAATGTAATGAGCGACTTACAGCCATACCAACAGAGAGTAATAGACGAAAAAGAAGCTTTGGACACAAAAATCTCAGCTTTAAATACTTTTTTATTAGGAGTAGTATTTTCTACCTTGCCTAAAACAGAGCAAGACAGACTTACGCTTCAGCGTCAAGTGATGCAAGTTTATTCAACTATTCTTGCACAACGTATTTCGGCATTTTGATATGTTAGTGGCAACCCTTATTTTAATGTCCTTAATCGGCATATTCTGCCACTGGCTAAAGTCGTGGCTGCGGATAACTATTACCTCAAACTTTATTGAGTACATGGTATACGCCCCAAAGCATACAGGTGCTATGTTGTTTACGCTTGCTACGGCATTAATAACAGGCTATCAAATAGGCATGTTTACCGGCCTAGACGAGCAGTCACTAACTATTGCGTTCATGACAGGCTTTACTGTCGACTCAGTCGTTAATGCAGAGTCAGAAACAAAGGCAGATTAATATGAGCGGCATTTTAATGAAACTACTAGCTTTTTTCGATGACAACACTAGTTGTCCGCATTGTGGCTACTATTGCACAGGTAAAACAACTTACTGTTTACCGCCTCGCGAAACTTACTGTTTACCGCCTCGCGAAACTTACTGTTTACCGCCTCTCATCTCTCAAGGCATACAAAAATAATGTTAGACGACAATGACATCATTGGTATAATTACCAACCACTTACGGTTCTCAAGTCAAATAACTGGACTTAAAGAATCGCTGGATTATTACTTAGGTAACCCGCTTGGCAATGAGATAGAGGGGCGTAGTCAAGTAGTATCTCAGGATGTAGGTGACGTTGTCGAATGGATAATGCCACAAATAGTTAAGAACCTTACTGCGCAAGGTGAAGTAGTCGTATTTGACCCAGTTGGGCCATATGACGAAGAGCAGGCAGAGCTAGAGTCGTTTTACGTTCAAGATGTGCTGATGAAAAAGAACGCAGGGTTTTTAACTATTCATACGGCAGTTAAAGACGCGCTCATACAACGCAATGGTATAGTCGCAGTAGAGTTCGACGACAGAACTAAGTACCGTATTAAGTCAGCGCAGGTAAAAGATGAATTAGAATTAGCAGTATTAGAGGCAACTGGCAAAGAGATAGTGGACTTGCAGGAAGATGGCACAGTTGTTTTTAAAGAAGCTTATACTGAGTCTAAAGTTTGCGTCAGGTCCGTTGCGCCAGAAGACTTCATATACAACACTGACCACAACAGTATTGACTTACAAGCTGCGAGATTCCAGTGTGAGATAGTTACGCAGACAGCATCAAAGTGGATTGAGGACGGGTACGACGCAGAAGTTATTGAGGATATTCTGGGCAATTATGCGTACATTGCCACTCATCGCTCTTACCGTTTTTCAGCTCAAAACGAAACGTTAGTACTACCTGTCAATCCGTCAACCGATGACTCACAAAGAATTATTACTTGTGGAATATGCTATGTTAAAATTGATTTATATGACTGCGGTATCGCTACTTGGTATCGTGCTGTTGTCGTACTTACTGGAACAGGTTCTGCATTAAGCGCGTCCCACTTGTTAGAGTTAGAGCCAGTAGACAATTCGCCGTATTTTGGTACAACCGCTATACTTATGAGTCATAAGTTCCAAGGTTTATCAATGTATGACAGGCTTAAAACTTTGCAAGACCAGATGACGGCGCTAATGCGGTCAAACTTGGATAATATATACTTTACCAATAACCAGCGAGTCGCAGTTATTGAGAACATGGTTATCATGGACGACCTACTAACTAGTGTGCCAGGTGGTATAGTTAGAGTGCGGCAGCAAGGCGCTATAGCGCCGATTGAGACGCCGCCTATTGGTCAGAATGCTTTTAGTATGATGGAGCATCTTACTAACGTACGCACGGGCAGAACAGGCGTTACGCCAGAAGGCGCCGCCCAGCCGCATGAGGTTGGTGACCGCGTAGGCAGTCAAGGCATTAACCAGATAATGACGGCCAAAGAAGAGCTAACTGGCCTCATGGTCAGAGTTATAGCCGAGACGCTTATGAAGCCCGTTTGCATACGCATAAGAGACCTGTGTGTACAGCATGCTACAGGGCAGGCTGAGAATTTTAAAATGCGCGGCACCTGGCAGCAAGTAAACCCTGCAAACTGGTTTAAACGAGAATCTACAACAATACGGTGCGGCACAGGTGCAGGTGATAAAACATTTAAAATTACGGCTCTTTCGACTATTTTGCAATATCAGCAAACAGCTGTTAGTGTCCCAGGACAGTCATTGGTATCTCCGGGAAATATCTACAAGACCCTGGATGAGTTATCGAAGGCCTACGGACTGGTTGGAGCGTCGCGGTACTTTACTGACCCACAAAGCGATGAAGGCAGAGCATTTGCCCAACAGGTCGCGCAGCAACAACAAGCCGCGCAGCAAGCTCAGATGCAACAGCAACAGACAGAGCTGAAAGCAATGGCTGATGTTGCTCAGGCGGAGGTTAGCAAAGCACAAACGGCACAACAAAATGTTAGTTTGCGCGCGCAAATAGATAGCCAAGCACAACAGATTAAGATGCTGGAACAGCAACTTAAGGCTAAGCAAGGTACCGACGAGCTACAGTTCAAATATGACCAGCTGGAGTCAACTACAGCGCTTAAGCTCCTAGAGATTGAGAAAACAGCTACAGAGTTTGAGGCTACTGAAGACAAGTTGGAGGAAGATGATGGCTAGCCTTTGGGACTATATTAATGGCAACGTGCGAGTGGATAAAAACAGTCCGACAGGAACTAAAGCCGCGTATGTCTATACAGCGGTTCCAAGGTTCGTAGTTAATGCTGGCAAATCTGTATATGATAGTTTTAAACGTGGAATACAGCCTTATCCTACCGGCGGATATGTAGATGAGGATATGAATGTACGTGACCCTCGTACTAATGAGGTAATTCGTAACTACAGTTCCGAGGCCCGTATAGCAGATGCTTTAAATGTAGCAGGAGCAGCAATGGGTGGCGGTATGCCTGGAGTTCCGGCTGGCAATAACCCTAGCACTCTTGGTATGGCGTTTAGACGGCCAAAAGATGTTGTGTTTACAGGCAGAGGAGAACTTAACCCCACTTCTTCTACGTTAAAAGAAGACCTTGGTAATAACTATGATTTATACAACCTTATAAGTCGTTACCATAATAAAACGTGGGGGACAGCAAATGACCCAGTGATTCAGCATATTGACCAAGGTTTTAAAGTTCCATACATTCCAGGACTAGACGCTAAAAGACTAAATGACGCGCTTTTAAGCGCTCAGGATTATGAGAGAAATGGGCAACTACTAGCCCTGCTGTCTCAAGCAAAGCCCAGCTATGCTTATGCGGCTAAAACTGATGTAGGAAAGTATGTGGAATTGGCTAGAGACAACGCGCTGGTAAATCAGCCTGTGCCAAGAGGCTCTACAGATGACTTGGCAATTGGTTTGCCGCAAAAAACTAAAGACTACCTAAGAAATACAGAAGACGCTAATGCGTTTGTTTTACCGAGTATTCTCGATTTAACTACTAAACAGTTGCCATATAAAATTGAAGGTAACTTAAATAGAATGTCTTTAGCTGACATGCTAATGCAAGCCTCTGAGAAAGAAGCCGTTTTAGCAAAAGCGCCAATAGAAAAACTTCATGAGTTCGATGATGGTCATTACTGGATACAGCTAAAAACGCAAGCCCAAAGAGAAGCCGAGTCAGATGCTATGGGTAACTCTACAAGACTGCCAATGCACGACGGTAAAGACTTATATTCTTTAAGAGATAAAAATGGTAAGTCTGTTTTGACTGCTAGTAGACTACCGGGTAAAGATAAGTTCGATGAAATCAAAACGCGTTTTAATGATGTGGACGTATTGAACCTTATTAGAACTAGTGGCAAAGGCGCTAAGTTTATAAATACATATATGCACGCTAAAACGCTGAAAGATATTTTAGGCTTAAAAGGAGAAACCTGGTAATGGACAAAACAAATAAACAAATTTTACAAGAACGCGTTATAATGGGCCAACAAGCACAAAGAGCTTTTGACCTATATCTTGACGCGTTCTTTAAAGAGCGAGAGGCATTGCTCTACGCAGATTTTTTTAACTTACCTTTTGACGAAGCTAAGTTACTAGAACTTAAGCGTTGCCAGATGGCACTAAGTGATTTAAAAGGAAAAGTACTTAGCGATATCGCTATGGGCAAGGCCGCAGAACAACAACTATTAACACTACCAGAATAGGCGTGTAACATGACAGATACAACATCACAAATAGCAGAACTACTTGGCGCAGAAGAGGAAGTCGATACTGACGACCAAGTACTCGGTGAAGAGGACGAAACAGAAGAGGAAGATTCAGAAGAAGAAATTTCTGAAGAGCAAGAAGGCGACGTTGGTTCCTGGGGCGAAGCGTTAGGTATTGAGGATGATAAGTTAGTCCTTGATGAGAACGGCACAGTTGCAGGCATTAAAGTCAAGGTTGATGGCGAAGAGTCGACTGTACCTTTAAAAGACCTGATTGCAGGATACCAGTTTAACGCCCATAACACCCAACGCTCGCAGGCGCTTGCTAAAGAGCGTACGGAATTTACTGAGCAAGTTAAGCAGCACCAACAAAAAACACGCGCTGATTTACAGATGCACGAGCAGTTAGCCAACGTAATTGCGCAGCAAGTTCTTGGCGAGTATGCTAACATCGACTGGCGACGTCTAGAACAAGAGCGTCCACAAGATGCTCGCATATTAAAAGCTGAGTATTTTGAAAAGCAACAATACTTTGGTAACTTAATAGGCGCGGTGCAGCAACAGCTTGAAGGTACAACTGCAGAGTTACAAGCACAGCAAGCTAAAGAGCGCGAGCAATACGCCAGAGAGCAGCTGCAAGTAGCTCTGACGCTTATTCCAGAATGGACCGATAAGTCTGTTGTGGAAAAAGATATTACAAGCATTAAATCGGTCATGGCGGAGTACGGCTTCAGTGACCAAGAGTTAGCGGGTGTACAAGACGCTAGAATATTCCCCTTACTGCGGGATTTAGCAAAATTGAAAGGAGCCTTGAATAACGTCAATAAGACAGTTCAAAACAGCCCTAAAGTTAAGCATGGTAATAACGGCAATACGAATGCTAGCAAGGTTAATCGCCTTGTTGCGCAGGCTCGTAAAGCCACTAACAACTATCAACAGCAGCAGCTAAAAACAAGCGCTATTGCTGAACTTATTGGAGGCTAACATGGCCCTATTAACAGCTACAACCCTTAAAAACGTCGCCAAAGGCGGTTTGATTGCTGAAGACGTTATGAATAAAATCTGGGATATAAGTAATATCCCACTGCCTTTCCAAGACCTAATTGGCGTTGGTGAAGCGGCCAAATCATCATACAAAGAATGGACAACTGACACCTTGTCGGCTCCTAATTTGAATAATGCGGTAACTGACGGCTATGACGCTACTGGCAATGACGCAGTTCTCGGCCAACGCGTTGGTAATCACTGTCAAACGTCAGTAAAAAATGTCCAAATCTCTACGCGAGCTGACCAAGTTAAAAAATTCGGTCGTGCTTCAGAGCTTGCGTACCAAATTGAACGACGTCAGATTGATTTGCGCCGTGACCAAGAAGGTATTCTACTTTCTAACCAGGCCTCTGTTGCGGATACAGGCCCCGGCGGCGTAGCTGGCAAACTTGGCACATTGGCAAGCTGGATTACTACTAACCACTTTGCAGCGGGCACAGGCGCAGCAGCTGGCGGGTTCAACACTGGTACAGGTTTGACCGTGGCTCGTACGCCAGGTACAAAGGGCGCATTATCTGAAGCTACTTTGCGGTCTGCAATTCAAAGCATCTACCAACAAGGTGGTGATGTTCGCACATTGATGACGGTGCCTAGCGTTATTTCTCACATCTCAGCCTTTCTATTTAGCTCTACAGCTAAAGTGGCGCAAGTGCGTAATAACATAACTGACGCGTCAGAAGCAGCCACCGTTTTGGCGGCTGTTAATGTGTATGTTTCTGACTTTGGTACTATCACCATGGTGCCAAATCGTATGCAACAAACGCACTTAGATTCTGCAGCGGCGGCTTGTGCTGATGTGTTCCTGCTCGATCCTAAGTACATCACGTTAAGTTATTTGCGTGGGCACCAAGTAGAAACTATGGCGAAAACCGGTTTGAGCGAGAAACGGCTGATGTCCTGCGATTGGACTTTTATGTGCTTCAACGAAAAGTCCCAAGGCATAATTGGAGACGTCGATACTACTGCGGCTATGGTAGCGTAATAACCCCTAGGCCAAGGATGGCAACTTATTTGGAGAATAAAATGTCCGAAACCAAGACAAAAGAAGCGGCTGAGTTAGCTGCAAAAGAAGCTGCTGAGTTAGCCGCAAAAGAAGCTGCTGAGTTAGCCGCAAAAGAAGCTGCTGAGTTAGCCGCAAAAGAAGCTGCTAAAAAACCTAAAGTATTTACAAAAATGCGCAATGTTTCAAATCAGACGTTACAACTTACTTCTGGGGCGTTATTGCCTGAAAAGACCGCGATGTATAATGCCGCAGAATTTTCAACTTTGCACATGTTTTTAGAAGGCGTAGAATAATGAACGACGGGGTTTTTACATCAAAGTTTCATTACCAAGAGCATGATGGGCAGCTAACACGAGTTCTCGACCAACCCGGACGCAACGCCATTCTAGCTAGAAATGCGGAGCTTCGTAAAAACCCTGGCGCCATCATTGATTTAGGCAAACAATCTGGTGGCACGTTCGGTCGTCAGGTTGCATCTATTCCTATGATAACTTTTTATGAAGCTATTGCAGCTGGCTATGATTTAATGAGCGTCGATAAAGACATATCAGCTCGCGAAATGAACCGCTTCTTAAGAAGCCCAGAGGGTAAAGCTTGTTTGGTACAAGGAACTTAATGTGGATGTTGAACACGAGCTATTTGCATTAGTACAAAGAGTAGCCGCATTAGAAGCTAATAGTAAAACCAATGCCGAAGATATTAATAATTTAGGTAACTCTGTTAGGGGCGAAATAAAAGCTAAAGTAGATGATGGCGTAGCTCCGAAAGTTGAAAATCTTGATAAGGCAGTTTTTAAAGCTCAGATTTACATTGCGGCTACGCTAGCTATAGTAGGGGGCATAGCTGTAGTATTGCAGTATGTACTTTCAATTTTTGGCATTCAGTTGTCAGATATTTCACTAAAAGGAAAGTAAATGAACTTTACAAGCATTAAAGCATCAGTACTTGGGTATGCTGATCGCTACGACGCCGAGGTTGATGCTAAGTTTTCGTCTTTTGTGCCTCTTGTT